CGAGAACGTGCGGCCGTCGCACGTCAAGGCCGGTCAGCAGTATGCGGACGGGATCCCGATCGAAGAGATGTTCCGCGTCGGCGACGACGAGATGGATGCACCGGGAAATGGGGGCGATCCGTCTGAAAACGTGGGCTGTCGCTGCACCGTTTTGTACCTCAAAGCATAGCTGTCGCGTTCCACGTGGAACCTTTACGGCCCCGCCCTGGCGGGGTTTTTCATTTCCACTCGAAACAATTTTCCGGCAAAGGAGCGAAGCCGATGAAAAAGAGAAGCCTGATCCTTGCCCTGCTGCTGGTGCTGGCGGCGCTGTCCGCTTTCGCGGGCGATGCGTACCGGTACGAGAAGATCACACCGACCACCTCGACGGGATTCTCCGCTGGAGCGATCGCCTCAAATCCAGACTACGCGCTCATCTCCGTGGAGACCGGCACAATCCGGATCACCGTACACGGTACTGCGGCCACGAATACGGGCGCCGCGGTGGGGCACCTACTGAGCATCGGAGACAAGGTGGTAATCAACGGCAACGGAGATGTGAGGCGATTCCGCTGCATCCAGGGCACGGTGGGCAACGGCGGGACAATCCGCGCCACGTTCTACAAGAACTGATGGAGGCGCGCGCGATGAAACGATACCTGCTCGTCCTTCTCGCTGTCCTGTGTGCCGCAGCATTCGCGCGTGCGGATGTGGAGTTCATCGGCACGTCCGGCGGGTCGGGTTCCGGAACCGTCACGGAGGTGACCGGAGATTCGATGATCGGCGTAGCGAACGGAACGACCGCTCCCGCGCTGTCGATCAACGACAACTCGATCACTCCCGGGAAACTGAAAGCCACCGGCACGCCCGACAACACGATGGTCCCGCATTGGGACAACTCGGGGCAGTTCCGGTGGGCGGCTCCGGCGGGAGGATCGTCGACGCCGACGATAACGATGCCTAATGCCTATTCCGACCAAGCTGCCCGTTGGAGGAGGTTTGTTTCCTCTCCCCGCGACAATGTTGCGACGATGCGGGCGCGGGTGACGAATCATCTTGCCTACGCGAAGACGGCGATCACAGAGGCGGGATATTCCGGGAAGTTTTATTATACCCCAGGAAATGCTTACACCAATATGTGGCCGATCGAATTCATCTCCGGAGATTTCTTCGCGGGGCTTGAATTCTTCGATGAAGATTTCATGGCGACCATGTGCGAGTGGATTTGGAGCAAGCAGATCACGAACGGATCGACGACGTACACCCGGCCGATTTCCGGCGGAACGGATACCTATCCGCTCGGCACCATGCCGTCGTGGATCCCGGCGGACGGGGTAATGACCGTGGCGGCGTACACTGAAAACCAGGCCGACAAGCCGCTGCTCACTGCTCCGTTTCCTCCGATCGAGTTTGTTTATTGGTGGGGGGTGAAGCGTGACTTCGACGCGACATGGCTTGCCTGGTTCGACGCACACTACTCGCAGATGGTCGATGCATTCGATTCCGTGCCGTTCAACGGAACCACAGGACTTGTGACGCAATATTCAGGGACCTATAAAAGCAAAGGTGTTTTTGTGATCCACGAGTTCTCGGGAGACCATATTCTGGAGTCATGCCTTGCGGCAAAAGCTGCCCAGGTCCTGTCGTATATGTGCTCCAAAAGCACGACATACGCATCAGCGGCAGAGACGTGGACTACTCGGTACAACACGATCAGGGCCGGGATCCAAGCGGCGTTTATAGAAGTTCCGACGCCAACTTGGGATTACCTATTCGAGACGTTCGCAGGGTATCCCCGGCAATCCGCTCTCACGCTCGGGAACTTCTTAAAGGCAGGGACAATTACCGCAGAAGTGATGGAGGACCCTGGTGACGCGAACAATAATTTGCTGAAGTTAACATTGACGGGAAGCGCGAACTTCGAGTCGCGCTCTGGAATAGCGGGGGCCGCCACGATTTCGGGGCCGTTCCAGATCGCAGCGACGCGAGCCAAGGTTCGGGCCAAGTCTGGCCAGGCCAATGCGAGCATGTACGCCCTCTTCCTCACCGGGCAAACCGGGACCAACGTCATAATTCTGGAGTTCAGGAACACCGGCCACATAACTTATTACAACGGGTCCGCCCATGTGAATTTACCAACGGACACGACATACGTGGCGGACACATTCTACGAGATAGAGGCGCAGATTACATGGGGGGCCCGGACGGCGGAAATCTTCATCGATCGCGTGAGCAAGGGAAGAATCAATTTGCTGCCGACATCCACGGCGATCATGTCGGCAGTCTACGGAGGCGAGGCGACCGGCGTCATCACCTATGATTATCTCCGTCTGTACGACATTCCGACAACGGACGAAGCGTCCCTGCCCGCGGGATATCTACCGCACAGCACGGGGCTCGCAGGTCTGAAATTCGGGCCGCTGCCGACGGCGTACGCGGTCTATTTCGGGCTGCTGACTCCTGACCAGGTCGACAAGGCCGCCCGGTGGATGAAGCTGCTATACGATCAACCCGCACCGGTTGGAGCAACCGCTGGATGGAATCCGTTATTTTGTAAGGTGACGAACCACAACGGTCCGATGCGATGGTTGCGGTGGGCTGACGATTATGAGCCAGGGTTCAGGTCGGTCTATCCCGTACAGGGAGCATTTGCGTACGGGAATTTCATCAACGGCGGATATTTGCACTGGGGTGTGCTGCCGAACCTCTATACGCTCTCGCTTGCCAGCCAGGTGACGGCTCGGGAGCTCTACACCAACGCCGTCGCCGGGATCGCGGCGATCGGGGCCGATGCGCCATACGAGAAGTACCGTGTGGACGCCGGGAACATTGGGCCGGAAGGGATCAAGTACCTACAGAACACGATCGGCTATTACGAAGCCGGGTCGGTGACGGATTGAGAGGGCACCGCATAGAGCTCGGCGACGTAGCCGCGCCGAAGCCAATATGGGATCCGGGACACGCGTCTGAACCCGCCCTCTTCCTCGACCAGCTGCGGAACGCTGATTTGAAGTTCTCCGAGGCCCGATGGGGGGCAGCTTTCATGATTGATGCTGTAGAAATATCTGCGTGAAATTTTCTTGATCGTCACGAGGTATTCCCTGACGGTCTCCTCGGAGATCTCGGGGAAAGAGTCCTGGTTCAGGACCAAGTCAAAGGCGTTTTCCGGCGCGTCGTGGATGCTCCAGTACGGAAGAATCGAAACGCCTCCGGCCTCTGGTTCGCCGAACAATGAAATTCGGAATCCCGGGACGGCCTTGAGAAGGTAGAACCCCTGCAATACGTTGATGTGTGGCAGATCGTAAATTGTATAATCGGTGAAGCCGAACCTGATCGCCCAATAGCACCCGCGTCCGACACCTCCGCCGATTTCGCACAATGCGCTCCGTGCCTGGACGGTGTCTCGGATGCAATAGGCCGTGAAGTAAGACGTTAGATCCCTTTCGCCGATGAAGCCACGTGAAGTTTTTAATTTCAACAGCCCTCCGTCGATCGGAGGAGGAGACAGTATCACCCCGGTGGATTTTCTAACGAGGTCCGAGAGCAGTTCGGCATCGAGGCGGGAGTTCCCCCCCCATGTCCCCTGCTCTGGATTTTCACATGGGATCGCTCCCACGGCTTCGGCCAGGGACACGAGGCGATCCTTTATCAAGGCCGCTGCGAATCTCCTGTACCGCGGGACACGGCAGATCTTCTTGTACTCGTGGTTGCCCTGCACCGTCCCGATCGTTGCATCGTGACGGCTCATGTTGCAAAGATACTCTGCGAGGGCCTTCGGGTCACCGTGCTCCAGAGTACGCAAGAATGTTGATTGCTGCTTTTTTATGGCCGTCCAGATATCAGAAGGAAGCGCGCGGGATTTGGGAGTGGCCGATACGCTTTTATTGTAGGCGATCAGCAGTCTCTCGGAGTTATGTACATCCAGCTCCGTGGGTGCAAGATCAGGGAGGATGACGAAAGTATCCGAGCGGGAATCATGCCTGGTGTGGCCAAGGACATCTTCCCGAGGCAATTTGAAGAAGTACCTGAGAGCATCGATCAGCATTTTCGTCTCTGAATATACACCACTGACGGCCCTTCGGGGCCGTTTCCGTTTGGAGGGGTCTTTTGGAAATGAATATTGAGCCAGGAGGATCGACATGAAGATCGAGCACAAGATGTTCGAGTCGGAGGTAAAGACGTTCGACGACGAGAATCTGATCGTCGAGCACTTCATCTCCACGGAGCACAAGGATCGCGGCGGCGACATCATGCGGGCCAAGGGTATGAAAATCATCGGCAAGCCCGTCGTGCTCCTGCTGCACGGCCGCGGGCCGATGTCTTCCGAGCCGATCGCCAAGCCGCTATCGATCACGGTCGACGAGTTCAAAGGGCAGCCGGGCATCCTTGCGAAGACGCAGTTCTTCCCGGACGAGGTGGGGACCCGTCTGTACCAGAAGATCAAGGGTGGATGGATCCCGAACTGGTCGATCGGCTATTCGGTCGATGAAGCGAAGGATCTTATGCGGGAGGGAAGGTACGACGGCCGCGACGTCACGAAGTGGCAGCTGCTCGAGTATTCGCCCGTGGGCGTCCCGATGAACCCGTTCGCGCAGACGGTCAAGGAGTTCCTCGACAAGAACGAGGATCCGAAGGGTCCGTTCGAGGTCCCCGAGTCGCACTGGTTCGGCGTCGTCGAGGAGAAGACCTGCACTGGCTGTGGCGCGTGCGGAAAGAAACATCCCTGCCCGACCTGCAAGGGCGACCTGACGCTCTTCGTCAAGGACGGGGACAACATCGGCATCGCCTGCGAGAAGTGCCAGCCGGAGAAGTTCGCCGAACTGACGAAGGCGATCGCGCCCGCCGATTCCAATGCCGCCCCCTCCAGCGAGGATGGAGGGGTCATGTTGCAGCTCCGGACTCTGGCGGGATTGGTCGAGGGCATCCGGGAAACCTTCAAGGATGTTCCCGAGAAACTGAAGATGCTGGACGAGAAATTCGCGAAACTGGAACCGCTCCTGAAGACCCTCCCGCCAGAACCGGAAGGCGGGGATAAGGGGAATGGGAGCGAAGACAATCCTCCGGACGGAGAGACGCCGCCTCTCCTGGTATTCAAGGACGAGGCGCGGGAGGCGCAGGAGAAGAAGGCGAGGGACGAGGCGGCGGCGATCGCGCTGATACAGGACGCGTTGCGGCCGATCTTCTCCGGCCAGGTCGACAGAGTCTTGGGCAAGGTGAACTGACAGCGATTTCATAAACCCCACAAGCAGCGGGACAGGAGAGGCCACCTTCGGGTGGCTTTTTTTATGCCCGCGAACGGAGGAAACGGCAATGGCCGAGAAACAGCAGGTGGTCATCAACATGGAGGACCTTCCGGGGATCCTCGCGAAGGCGATCGAGGGGATGGACTTCCCGCAGATCAAGGCGCTCAAGGAAGAGATGAAGCGGGTCGAGCACGCGACGCTGTTCCCCAGCGGCGATGCCGGGCTGCTCGAAACGTGCGGGAAGTCGATCATCGACACCCGGATGTTCTACAAGGACTTCCGCACCGCGGGCGGACCGCAGGACGCGGTCTCCCTCGCAAAGGGGCTCGGGTCCCGCAGCACAGGTCCGTGGATCTCACTGTCCCCGGCGATGCAGAAGTTCGCCCAGGTCCTGAAGTGCCGGGGCGACTACAACAAGGCGCAGTCGATGGGCTTCGACATCCGCGAGTACAGCGCAATGGTCGAGGTCGAGAACGTGAAAGTGACCGGGCCGCTGACCACAACCGACGCAGGCGTGCTCGTGCCGATCGAGTTCCTCGCCACCGTCATCGAGTTCGCCACCGCGCAGTCGGCGATCCTGCCGAAGCTGTGGCGCCTCCCGATGGGCTCGCAGACCCTCCGCATCCCCCGCCTCGTGCAGGCCGCCGGATCGTACTTCGGCGGGATCCACCTGTACCACCCGGGAGAGGCGGGCGAGAAGAGCAAGACGAAGCCGGTCTTCGACTACGTCCAGCTCTCGGCGAAGAAGCTGATCGGCCTGATCGCCCTGACGGACGAGGTGATCGCCGACTCCTCGATCAACATCATCAACTACGTGACCTCCCTGTTCGTCCGCGCGTTCCAGTGGGAGACGGAGCACGAGGTCATCTCCGGGCTCGGCACCGGAGACGAGATGCTCGGGATTCTGAACGACCCGAACATCGTCGCGATCCCGCGGGAGACGGCGGGGCAGATCAAGTTCAACGACGTGGTCGACCTGGACTCGGAGATCGACGAGAACTTCGCGAACCTCACGTACATCAGCCGGAAGGCGTCCCGGAACGCCCTCCGCAAGCTGGTGGACACCCAGAAGCAGCCCATCTACCACGATGGGTACACGTCCTTCCTCGGCGGGGCCATGCCGACCCAGCTCAACGGCTACCCCCTCGTGCTGACGAGGAACGCCAGGCCGTACGGGACGAAGGGCGACCTGATCCTCGGAGCGCTGGAGTTCTACCTCTGGGGTGTCCGGCAGAACATGACGATCGACACCTCGCGGGATCGGTACTTCGAGTTCGACGAGACCGCGGTCCGGTTCGTGGTCCGGCAGGACGGAGCGGCGGGGGTCCCCGACGCGTTCACGTACCTCGACGACTCGACGAGCTGATCGGGCTGATCGGGCTGATCGTACGGAATACGGCCCCCGCCGCTTCCACAGGGCGGGGGCTTCACCTTAGAAAACGGAGGAGACGAGGATCCCAATGCCAAGGATTGCAATGATCCGCGTGGAGAACAAGGATCCGATCATCCGGAAGCGGAATGGTCTCTACCAGCACATCACCGGCGAGTACGCCATCGCCGTCAGGAAAGCGCGGATGGGAGAGAAACAGGGGAAGTGGAAGATCCTCTCTGGGATCGACGGCATGGAGTACGAGCACCGGGAACTCTTGGCGGGAGGCAGTGACAGCTATCTGACGAAGGACCATTTCACCCTGACACGGGAAGATCTGATGGGGTCGAAGACGGAAGAGAGTGGCGGAGGGGATCCGTAACGATGCGCGTAGCGTGGATTCAGGATAACTCCCGCCCCCATGGAGGAGCGGAGAATTCTAACCGGTGCGTCGTAGCCGTTGGTGAGCGGCTGGGATTCGACATCGTCGGGATCACGCCTGAAAACTTCCACCCCCGCGTCCTGGAAGAGTGCGACGTGGCAGTGCTGAACAACTTCTTCCAGTTTTCAACAGCTCAGATGCGGATGGTCCTCGACTTCCTCTGGACGAAGAAGAAGCCGTACGTGAAATACGAACACGACAGCCGGGAGCTGGAGCGCACCTCCTTTTCTAAGAGGCTTTTCGCGGATTCGGTCCTGAACGTGTTCCTCTCGCCGGCGCACTACCGGAACCACCACGAGAAGCTGGGATGCAAGGGCATCTCGCTTCCGCTGGCGATCGATGTGGACGCGTTCCGTCCGGTAGCCCAGGTCGTACGCGATCCGAGGAAGGCGCTGATCGTCGGGGGATGGAGGCGAGGCGGGAAGACCAGTACATCGCTGAGAAAATACATCGAGAGCCATCGCAACCTTGCGTATGTATCCGTGGGGTTCGAGTTCCCGATGACGACCTGCATTCCGCATCGAACGCTTGGAGAAATGCCGGCGCTCTATTCCTCCGCAGGATGGCTGATCCACCTTCCGGACATGGTCTGTGCCGGGGAGCGGGTGTTTTTCGAAGCGGCGCTTTGCGGTGTGAAGGTCGTCGCAAACGACAACGTCGGGCACCTGTCATGGAAGAGGGACCTCTCCGATATCGACGGGTTGCGTGACTGGCTGAGGCAAGCCCCGTTCGACTTCTGGAAGGCGGTCCAATCTGCCGTGAGAGGAGAGGCAGTCGAATGAAGAAGGTAGCAAATCCGATATCGATGGCCGTGCCAATCCGCGAGCATACGAGGGCGCCGGATCACCGGAAGGGAGACGCGCATACAGGGTTGATGTTCGATACCCTGGTCGACCTTGCGTCCCGTCCAGACGTCCGGACGGTGATCGAGATCGGATCGACCGACGGACGAGGATCGACGATGGCTCTTCGGGAGGGGCTGGAGAGGAATCCGAACTTCCCAGACGTGAAGCTCTTTTGCATCGAGGCCGTGAAGCAGATGTACGACGTGCTGGCCTCGACAAGGGCTCCGTACATGAAATGCTATAGGGTCTGCTCATCTCCCCCGAAGGAGCATTACTCCGACAAGGAGATAGATCGATTCTTCCGGGAGGATTGGCCGAAAGCTCCCTTTCAGTGCCCGGCGCAGCGGCAGGAAGCGGGCTGGCATAAGCGGGAACGGGACCGGTACAACGCATACTTCATCCGGCAGGGGCTCCCACTTGACGGCGTAGCGCTTATCAAGAGCAATAACCGGATATCGACCTTCGATCTCGCCCTGGTGGATGGAGGCACGTACTCCGGGAGAGCAGACCTTCGGAGAGTCCACGGGGCGAAGTACATCGTCCTGGACGACATCCACACGCTCAAGTGCATGTGGGTGTTCAGGGAGCTCCAGGAGGACAAGAACTACGAGATGACCATGCACCATCCCTGCACGGAGGCGCACTTCGGGTACGCGGCGTTTCGGCGGAGGGAGGCGTCTGGACCGGAAGCAGGGGCCCGATGAGCGAGACGGCCGCCTACATCAAGACCGGCATCGGCAACCTGATTGTAATCACCCCGGCGCTTCAAGCCCTGGCGTCGATGGATCCGACGGAAAAGATCGACGTCTGCATGGCAAAGGGGTGGAAGGATCATCGGGCCCCGGCTCTTCGGGACATCCTGGAATCCTCCGTATTCGTCGGCCGTGTCGTCGAGTACCCCGGGCCGATGAACGGCTACAAGCGCTACTTCATCCCGCTCCAATGCGAAACCTCAGATGCGGGAAAGTATTTTCTTGAGCGCGCGAGGATCTACAGGAACCGCTGGCCCGGGACGAACTGGCCGAAGGACGCCCCGACCGGGAGGCCGACGGAGTTCGCGCCAACGAGGTTGTAGGTCCGGCTCGTCGC